GGGCTGGTTTTTGCAGGTTGCTGTGATCATGTGAGCCTCGTTGTAAATTCAAATATCATGGTGTCGGTATTTCCAAATGTGTGTGGGCGTGTGTTGTTCACATTGTTGCCTGCCGCATATGTTGCTGAAGTGTTCAACACAAGTAAACCGACCTGAGTAGACGAAATGACCGCTATGTAGCCTGCATAGCCTGCTACGCCTGTGTCGCCTATATTGCACCAGCCAATCCCGTCTTGGTTTGTGTCCTGTGTTAGTGACGCTGGCAAAGTCATGCGTACCGGATCAGTACAGCTTGTAGTCGTACCCCAAGTCAATTTTACACGCACAAAAAGGATCTTATTGAACTGCGAATAAGCAGCTGAAACAACACCGTTACCAGGCGTCAAGTTTACCCAAGACGGCGTAAACGAAGTCCATACTCCCGCCGCATTTAGTTCTGCGGCAGTTAATACTTGACCGCTAGTAAATGTTCCAAAAGTTGCCATAATGTTTCTCCTTTACCAGCCGAGTCGACTGGTATTCAAAATACCTAAAGTTGATGAGTTAAGCGTAAAAAATTGGTAGTAACTCAACGGACTAAACGACAAATCAAAAGTGGTTTGCTCCGGCGTCACGTTAATTTTATAGCCTTCCATCACCATGTCTTGACTGTAATCGCTAAGTTGATTTGGCGGCCGATACTCAAAATTGACTGTTCTGTTGTTTGAACTAAAACATTCATACAACCATGATTCTAAAGCGTCGCTGTTTTGCGCTACATCACTAAAAGAACAAGTAAACCGTTCTTGCGTTGGGTCGTCAAAATTGTTTGCAATCCAATCAGCGTTACCACTTGCCTGCGTAGTTGTGTAATCAACTGTTGACGACGAATAAAACGCAGGGCCGTATGTTGAAACAGAAGTGGCGTTAGTACTGGTTTGGCTAGCCAAGCCGTTAGGTGAAACTGTCGCCGTGTTAATAAATTCAAAACCTGCCGCTATGCGTTCAAACTGTTGGTATGCAATCCGTGTTGTTGATGGCGTACGACCTATTTTTGTGGCAATCGGTGCAAGGGTTGAAACATAATTACGCCCAATAAATTGAAGGGCATTGCCTTCTAGAAAACAGTAACCCCGTTCTGTGGTCACAAGAAAGTTCAAATAATTGGTGACTGTGCCGGTATAAGTAGTTCCACTAGCAATGGAACCTGAACCGTAACCGATGACGCCCATATCGGCAGGCAAAATACCTGAACTACTAAAAGTGTCTAACTGGTTATCGCAAGTATCTTGAGCAATCACAAAATTAGTTGCTTGGATTCGACCAGCCCTAGAAATGAAATCAGCACAAGTAAACGTGACGGTGCTTAAACCTGTGTCGCCAGGGTAATCGTCATATGTTATTTTTTGTAACCAAAAATGGCAGTTAAAATCGCCAGCAAGGTATGTACCTTTGACCGTTAACATTTTGCCGTATTCAACAGTTGCAGCAAAATTGTCGTTGTTATTAAGTGTGATAACGCATTGACCACCCGAATAAGTGTCCAAATATTGTTCACGGCCACCAGTAATGTTTAACGACAAAACACGGCTAGTAAAACTTGTTGCGCCTCCGTCAGCCGTGACAGTCCAAGTCATTTTCGGCATTACATCGCCCTAGTGTTTACAGGCACTGGGCCCAACTGACGCACGTACTGTTGCAAGGCTCTAACGATGCTGTTGGGGTCGCCACCGTTGACATTGACCGTGATGTTCGCTCCGCCACCCATTGCGTGGTTCGGCGTAATGTTCCCAGACGACGACGGTGTAAACAACTCTGGCCCGCGCTCACCCACAAGATAAGTCGAGCCACCAGCGACCGGACCCCCGAGGGCTCTTGCGCCACCAAACCGCCGTTCTTCAATTCCTGTGTTGACTCCTCTTCCAATTCGATCAATTAAAGTAATAGCGCGATCTAATTGTTCAGTATCAACAAGGATTCGAATCTGATTCTTTTCCGCATTAGTTAACGTCACTGTGCCAGCGAGGGCTAGGACCATCAGCTGAGCGTTAATTAGGCTTTCGTTATATTCATCAACTGCCTCTTTTGAACCGCCGTAAGCCTCAACCGCTTTTTCTTTAAGACCAGCCAACTGTTCTTTAGCGTCGGTCATAGCACTCTCAAGTTTTAGCGTGCCGATCAAGGACTGCCATTTAAGATCAATGATTGCTAACTCTTCAGCTTGCTGCTCAATTTGGAGGTTCATCAAAGCCATTTCTTCGCGACCTTCTGCAAGCCTTGAATTGACATATCCGCTATACGCATCGCCAAGAGATTTTGCAGCTTCTTCAGCCGCTTTGGCGTTTTCTTCGTTGTCGTTAAATAAGCCGCCTAATGCGCCGAGAGCCCTTCCAAGAGGTCCCTCTTTTAGTTGTCTACCTAATCCTTCCCAACTGGTCAAATCTTTTAAGTCAGACACGATGTCAATAAAAACGCCGCCAGCGTTAATAACAAAAGCGTTCCAAATGTCACCAAGTTCTTGAATGGTTTCTCGGTACTCTTTAGCCTTTGCTAGTTCTTCATCCGAGATAACTTGCGCGTTCGACACAGAATCTAAAGAGGCTTTAAGATCGTCTGCGCCCATCTCAATAAGTTCGGCCATGGACTGCCAGCCCTTACCAAGCAGCTGCGCCGCAACCGTTGCTTTTTGAGCTGGGTCTTTAATGCCTTTAATTCGTTCAATGGTCTTAAGGAAAGTTGCGTTGACGTCTAACGACCCATTTTTCAAATAGACAAGGTCAACACCAAGGTTTCGCACCTTGTCTGGGTCCGCACCAATCGTTTTATTGAGTCGACCAATCGCACCTTCAACGGCGTCTACCGGGATACTCAGATCGCCCGCTACCTCAATATAACGTGACGCGTCCTCAACCGATAATCCTGTTGCATCCGCAAATTTGCCTGACGCTAACGCGATGTCTTGAAAGGCTGTGATTGCTTTAGTTGCAAAAGTTGCAAGAGCGGCCCCACCTGCAATAGCAAGGTTGCCAGCGTTGGCTTTAACTGCGTCTAAAGCAACTTTAGAGCCAGCTTTAAACTTGCCCATTCCACCTTCAGCGTCACCAACAGCAGTTTTAAAGTTACCAAAAGCGGCTTTAGCGGCCTTAATCCCTGAGTCTGAGAACTCGGTAAGAATCGGAATGTTAATTGCCATCAGAATTTAACTTTCATTAGTTCCTTGTTCGCTTCAAAGATTACCTCTTTGATAACAGGCTCTAAGGCTTTTTGGAAGTCTGGGATCGCTTTTTCGCCACCAGCCCAAACCATGCGCGACGGACCGCGACCAATCTTTTGCGTAAGTAATCCCGAAAAGTTTGGGCGACTACGCGGACCACCACGGCCTCCACCGCCAGCCTTGCCAGCCATATCTGCAATCGCGAGTGCTGCACCTTTTGTCCCTACAGTGATCGTGCCAATAGTTTCATACTGGGCACCTTTTTCAATGTTGCGTTTGCGTGCTTTTCGAGTGTTGGTCTTAACCACAATGTTCTTGGTCTGACCGTTCTTCCACCCGGTACGCCACGGGCCGTCCATGCCTCGAGTGGGCGACGACGACGGAACCAGCGGTGTAATTGCGTCAACAACGACCTTGCCTAGTTCACGGATCTGCTTGCCGTAAGCGCGACGCAATTTAGGGTCAATGGAATTGATCGTCCGCAGAGCTTCTTTAAGCCCTGTTGGTTTAAGATCTATTCCAAGACTCATTTTTTGCTCTCGTTCTGCTCGATTATCAACCTGATCATTTCGTCAATGATCTGGGCTGGTGTTTCCATCAGATCCAACGGACTGATGCCTGTACGAACAGCGAGCTGCGCGATCAGGTTAGTGGCTCTTCCTGCGGGCCCTGTTTGGCTTTTGGGATAAACGTGATATCCATGACGTTCTCTACCCAAGTGCTAAACAACGGCACCACAATTTTCTTGGTTCGTAACGCATCCCAAGCCAACCATGCGAGAGGCTTGAACTTCATGTCCTCTAAGAAACGGCCCACGGAGAGCGTGGGGTGGTGATCTTCCCACCTGCACGCAACTCCGTAGGTGATCGGTGCTTCGAATGTTTCACCGTCAGCCATTTCTACTTTTAATGTCATGCCAATCATGTCGGGGTCCTTTTGTTAGTTGTTGATTACGGGCTGACGATGTCGCGGACCCAAGTGCCACCAGTGAAGGTGACTGAGACTTGGCTCAGTTCTCCAACGGTTGTGACGATTGGGGTGAACGATGACATCATTGCATTGCTGATTGTGTACTCAGGGTTACTTGCTGATTCGGTTGAGCCTGCTGGCGAGATGACCAGTGTGGTGGTGCCGTCTCCGACAACATCAAACAGAGTGGCTTCGACTTCGCCTGCGCCGTAGTTGTTGAACATTGTCAAGGTTACGTTCACCATTTGGAGGCCCGACACGAAACGGTGCCCGGTATCGCCAAAGGTCGTGGATTCGAGTGAGTCGTAACCGATCTCAAGCGAGGCCGCAGAGGTGTTCTGCGTGACATCCACGGCTCCGATTAAGACGGTTGGGTTGGACAGGTAAACGGTTTTTGTTGTGGGCATGGTTTTTCCTTTATGGGATGCGCTTGGAAGCGATTCTGATTGTTAGGTCGTATGCGGGTAATTCTTGTGAACCGATTTGAGCAAGCGACGGTGAGCCACTCACAACGGCGATAGGGCTGTTCATAATGGTGTCGCAGACTTCAAGAATGTAGTTTGCCGAATCG